TCTTTAAGGTGGTGGAAAGCTCCAGCACCGTGTTCCACGGCTCCTGCAGGTTGTATTCCCGGCGGACGATCCTTGTAGTAACGGAAAGCCCCAGCTCCTTATCCTCCACCCGCACATAATCCCCCAGCTCCCACGCCTCATGCTCATAGCCGGTCAGCACGGATAAATCCATCGCATTCAGCACATAGGAAATGGTGGGCTTTGCGTACTGTGCCAGCCGCATTTCTGTGTATTCCTTCATCTGATAAGGGTTGGTAAAGGAAGAACAGTCCAGTGTGGAAATCCGCACCTCGTCCGTATAGGTAAAGTCCTCCACATAGGGCCTTCCGCCGTTGATGTCCGCAAAGGTCATCCCTTCCGCGCCCACGGCATAGAGCCTTGTCACAAGCTCCCTGGTGTCCACCACCCGCTGGATGGATTTCATGTTCTTTCTGTAGGCAAAGAGCGCCCCGCTGTCCTTTCCGTTGACTGTCAGCAGATGCACCAGCCGGTTCGGGCAGTCAAAGACCAGGTCGCCGCCGTGGAGGTCGGCTGTGTTTCTGAGGATGGAAAGGGCGTTCTTCTCCGTACTGGTCCAGGTCCGCTTTGTCCGCACTGTCACCGTGCCGACACTCCACTCCGTGCCTTCCAGGGCATAGGCCATCGCCTCTTCGGGATAGGCCGCGTCAAAGGTGTGCTCTTCCTTGCGAGCGGAGAATGTCAGGTCATAGAATTCCGCCTCCGCATACACCTCCGTGACCGCACTGCCGTCCGTATCCCTGGTATCCGTCACGGTA